ATAACCTAGCATACGCATAGGTCGGCAGCAGCTCTTCTCCTACAATCTCTTCAATCACATCCCAATACAACTCATGCAGTGTCTCAAACATATGCTCATGGTCAAGAATAGCTTTAGCGTTCGGTATCTGTGAATCACCTCTAGGGTTTAACTCACTCTGCCTCATTAACGTATGAGTAAAAAACTTATAGAACTCTGGTGGTAAAAGCCTATGTACATGTACTGCGCCATGTTTTTCTAAAAGTTCATTCATTTTTGTATTAACTTAATAAATTCATAGCTTAGACACCACCCACCGTTTTTTATATCAGACGGACGTTCATGGTGTTTAACATGGTTCCAATCCGCCCAAGGGAACAGTAATATAAAAAATGGTACATCTACAGGCTTATTACCTATATGAGTAAATATTTGGTGGCAAGATACAGCCAAATAAAAATATGCCACCGGCAACATATATCCAAAAACAAACAACCTATAGTCTATTAAATATAGTGCAACACTAAGTAAAACGCATAACAGCCCACCATACGTATGCAAAACTTTATGCACGGGGTCTTTTAAAAGAGTCATTACATTCTTACTAGGTTTAACAATAACACTGTTGTATTTCTTAAATATAAAAAACCATAAACTTCTTACATGTGGGTCTTCCGCCGTATCAGAAGTATTGTGGTGTACGTAATGTAAATGCACCCAAGATATTGAACTTCCTTGAAATGCTAATGTTCCGCATACCGTAAACAAGTACTCCCAAAATTTACTGCACGAATAAGACCTATGTGTAAATAACTGATGAAACCCAGCGGTTACTGATATATTAAATACAGAGTACACAATAAACGACAAACCTATCCACCATAACGACTCCCCACTGGATAGCATGTATAACCCATGTACTGAAAACAATAACGCAACAATGTTTATAATAGTTTGTCGGTTAGGGGTTATAACAAAAAGATTTTTATTCATCGCAAAAATGTTTAACTACTTCTTCGTATGGTGTAGACACAAAAGAAACAGTAACTGCCTTTCTGACATGAGGTGGAGATAACATAACAGCATGTGGTTTTGATACGTCTATTAACCAACACTCACCATCACTTGCAATAAAACTTGATACTTCTTCTACTTTCCCAGCTTTGTACTCATAATAAATAGTGCGTTCTGCATGGGTATTGATGTAGATGTTTAAACAGCACTTTCTACCTATATCAACATGCGGCGCTAACATCGTAGACTTATTACTACTTGTCGGGGTTACCGTTAATAATTTAACGGTTGGATTCTCTATGGCAAGCAAACTACTAGGTAACTTCTCATATACTACGTCTTTGATATGGTCTTCAGCTCTATACAATATATTAGGCACTGATATAAAGTCTTGTTTCTTTTTTAACGCCAAACCGTACTTCTGCGGAGTTTTGTACTCCTCTATAACGTCAGACGAATTTAAAATAAATAAAATTTCATCTAACTCAAAACGCTTATTAGTTTTTAAAAATAAGTCCATAGCAATCACTAACAGCCGTGGCAATTTTATCTTCATTAACTACTCTAATTTGCTTCATGCTTGGTACAGTTGTGTCGTCAACAGTTAGTAACCCTTCTGCAAGAAATAATTTAATATCTTTAGGTAGCGTAGTTGACTTACCGGCTTCTAGTTTAAAAACTTCTAGCGGCGGCAAAAGTTTATCTTTATTTGCTGCAAAGGTATTGAAACATAAAAAATCACCTGATTCTAAAAACTTAGCATCATAAGACCCAACTGGTAATCCTTGTTCTAAAGAACAATACCCACGGCTAAACGTGTGTGTTTCGCCAGTTTCTTTATTTTTATACTCATGTTTGCCACTTAATATATAAAAAATATATTGTCTACCTGTATTGCCTGACCTTCCGTGATCAGCAGAAGTAGTTTGCCGTGAAACAACCATAACGTTATTTGTCATAAGGTCATCATTAAGTGTTTCTCCAGCTAACATAGATGTTCTAAAAATTACATATCCAAATGCGGGATGAGGTACTGAAATCATATTGGGTCTCCAAAAATATAAAACTCAAGATGAGGATCAGGTGGAACTATATCGGAAATTAAATATTCCTTACTTTGTCCAATCATCGCTTTATATACGTCTACCTTAGCGGTATCGGCAGCAAATCTTTCTTCTGACTCCTGCCGCTCTATATTATGAATACCAGCAATAGCAATTTTTTTAATTATTTCAGTAGGGTCTGTAATGTCAGGCCACATAGTCATAGGCTGAAAAGCATACTGAGGGTAGTCATCTGGGTTGGAAGACTTTGTAGTATCAGACGCAAAAGATACCAATAAAGAGCAGCTCGGCTCTTCAAACCCATGAATTTTCATATATATTTTATTCATACATTCCTCTTAATTAAGATACGTTACCAAGACGTGTTCCTGTTACAGGCCAAGTTACAAACGGACTCCCAACAAGATAAGACCCAGCTCCGCCACCTGCACCACCGGGGAATGCAGGGTTTGCTGTACTCCCGTTACTACCAGCAGCACCTCGACCACCACCGGCAGCGCCACCGGGAGCAGTACCTGCACCACCAGCCGTAGGTGTTCCATTTGGTGCGCCACCATTAAGCCCTGCGCCACCACCACCTGCGCCACCAGCGACTTTAGCAGTAGGAGCAGCACCACCGCCACCACCGCCACCGCCACCAGCAACAACTCCATTGTTTGTAATAATTGTAGGTCGAGCCACAAAAATTGCATTTCCTCCTACAGCCCCCGGATTTCCCGGACCGGCTGGTAATGCAGGTCCACCTTTAGTAGCACCACCAGCGCCGCCCATGCCTTGAATTACACCATTGTTTACAATAGTTACTGTATCTAAAGGACCAAATGCAGATGGGACAGATAATGAATAAGTACCTGTAGAAGTGCTACCAACCGTTGTACTAGCAGGAATAGTAACTGTTATATTATTAGCGATTCCGGGTACGTAAGTAGGCCCACGATTAGTATAAACATCGTAGTTAAATATATTGCCGGGGGGTACAGGGATAGGCACGGTAGCAGTACCACCGCCATTAAATCCAAAGGCTCTAGAAGTGGCTGTACCAAATTTTCCTAGTAATGGCATAACTATTCCTTACGCAAACTTAACTAGTGAAGCAAAAACGTTATATGTAGCGCCACCTGTTTTTATAATGGCGTATGTGTATACGTCAGTACTGTTTATGTTACCCGCTGTTGGAGCTGTACCGTTTAGCCATTTAGGAGTGACTGTGGTTCCGTCAATCTGTAAGACGTTGTTGTAGTATGCAGTAGCACCCTGAGCTGCCATGAAAAGAACAGTAACAGTCTGCCCTGTTGCCATCAAAGTGTTTAGCGAAGTTGTGCCACTACCTCTAATGTTTAGCGTCCAGTTGCCAGAAGCACTTGTTGTGTATTGCAATACGGACTGAGTCAACGCATCAAAGTTAATCGTACCTCCAGCAGCCGTAGCGGATACCGTTGAGTTTTCATAAATGATTGGTGCGCCGCTAATCCCGGTCGCTGAACTAATAGCTACAGCCATGTTTTACCTCTTACTCGTAAAGTATGTTGATTGAACCTGCATCAAATGTGTCTGTGCTTGTTGTAGTAATTCTAATAGTGTCTAATGTTCCAGAAAAAGTATTTGTACCTCCACCAAAAAGACTACTAGAAGAACCATCAAAACTACAAGCATGAGAACTTACCCATATATTACTTCCAAGTAAAGTTAACACCATGTGACCACTTAATGAGATAGCTCCTGAAGTACCTCTTATAACGTATCCGGCTGTACTTGATGCTGTGCCACCAGCACTGCCACTCGTTCCTGTACTAGTGCTTACATATCCCGTACTATCTATAGTTCCACCAACACCGCCCTGAACAAGTAGGTTAGCAGTGGAACTTATACTAACGCCATTAAACATTATAGTAATACGTTTAGTGCTAGACGGTATGCTAAGAAAATCTACGCCAACAACAGTAATTGTTCCGCTGACTGTACCTGTTGAAATTGGACTAATTGTGTATGTACCTGCACCACCAGTACCAGTACCTAATGCGGTAATTGTTGTGCCAGCAGCAATATTAGTACCTGCAATAACCTGACCAACTTGAATAGTTCCTGTAACACTTGAAGCAGTTAATGTTGTACTTGCGCCAGAAGTTGCGCCAGTAAATGATGTAGTCGTAGTTGTTACAACAGTACCAGATTTAATAGTACCGCCACCGTTTGCATTTAAAGTTCCGGTAACAGTTAAACTACCTAGCACAGACGCTGAACTTGCAAATGTAGCAATCTGTGAAGTTGATAGTGTTAACGCTGTAGTACCTGCACCTGAACCTGTTTTAAATTCAAGTATGCCGTCTGCTGCGCTAAGTAGTGACGCACCGTTATTTGTTGCATTACCTGCTGTTATGATCGTAGACATTATTGCTCCTTAACCTACTACTACCCAATTAGAACCAGAAGTGATTGTGACCGCCACTGTCGTTGTAAGTGCAAATGCTGTTAGCAATGTAGCCGAGTTACTAACCGTATAAGTTCCCGCCTCACCAGTACCCGTACCAAAAGCCACTATAGTTGTATTAGCCGGAACCCCAGTACCTTCAATAATCGTGCCAATATACAACTTGCCAGCCGTTCTTGTTAATACATTTAAAACAGTACCTGCACTAACTGATCCATCGCTTATTGTGGCTGTACCTGCAAATCCTGTATTTACAGTAATAGGACCGGCTGTCATGGCGTTTGTTGAGGCTGGAATGGTATAGCTAACGGTTACAGCTTGGTCATTCTCGTAAAACACTTGATTCTGTCCACCGCCTGTAGCTCCACCACCTGCCCCACCGCCGCCAATACCATCCCACACAGTGCCGTTATAACCTTCAAATCTTGACAAAGTAGTATTATAACGAATAGTGCCTGTACCACCAGCTTGTTGTAGTGTCGTGCCAACAGGTAGTGTTACTCCGCCAGTACCGGCAAATGCTCCATTACCGCCAACAGCAAGTCCACCGTTAACTAAAAAATTGCCCGTAATATTATTTATTGCTTCATATACGCTAGGAGTGCCGCTAGAGGTAGTAAATACAATTACTGTTCTACCGGTTGCTATTGCTATTTCTGTAGCCCCAGATTGTGTAGTGCCGTTTCTTGCTGTCGCTACTCTAATAGTTGCCGTATAAGTTGCTACTGAGTTCTTAAATATGTATATTTTGTTTGCTGGCGGAGCATATATAAAAAAATTACTACCGGGTGTACCAATTAGCTCAATAACAGCTTGCCTTGCTTGGTCAGATGTACCATCAGTAGAAACCAAGGCTTGCGCCGAAGATGTTACCGATACTTGTGAAAAACCAGAAATAGCCTCTGTCAGAAGAGTTGCAAGGTTGTAATTGGTAGTAGTTCCCCAAACACCTGCCTGATCGCCTGTAGCAATCTCTGCAATACGTAGATTATTGTTGTATGTAGTCGTCATATTTTTTCCTTACAAAACTACCCAACGGGAGTCATTTGCTACCGTCACAGTTATGCCATTATTAATTGTTACAGGGCCAGAACTCATGCCATTAAACCCAGTTGCTACAGTGTAGTTAGATGATATTGTGTTTGAGTTTACATAGATACCATTCGTTGCTTCTGGGTTTGCGCTACCACCACCGCCTGTTGAGGCAATCGTAATAGTTCCAGCGCCATTCGTAATTGTAATATTAGAGCCAGCGGTTAGTGTAGCTTTGGACAGCGTGTTGCCTGTGCTATTACCTATTAGTAACTGCCCATCTGTATACGATGTTTGTCCAGTACCACCACTTGAAACACCTAATGTACCCGCTAAAGTAACTGCGCCTGTTGTACTTGTACTAGGAGTTAAACCATTTAACGAGGTCTGGAATGATGTAACCCCACCCGTACTAGCTGCCCAAGCAGGCACACCGCCAACTACTGTTAAAACTTGATTAGTTGATCCAATTGGAAGTTTACTTAGTGTGTTAGTAGCAGACGTATAAATTAAATCGCCAGTTGTGTATGTAGAAAACCCTGTACCGCCGTAAGCTGAATCTATAGTAGTAGCATTCCACGTACCAGCCGTTAATGTACCAACACCTGTAACCTGCGTATATCCACCAATTAAACGACCTGATGGCAACGTGCCAGTTGATATATTCCCCGCATCGGTTGTATTCGTAGTAGCTGAAGCAGCCAAGCCAGATACCGCACCAGCAGCTATAGCAATCGATGTATTAGTAACTGTTGTTAGCTGACCTTGTGCGTTAACTGCAAATACTGGAACCTGAGAACCTGAACCATAAGTGGTGGCAGTAACACCTGTATTAGCAATATTAAATGTATATGCTGGCGACTCGTTTAAACCTGTACCTGCCGTGTACGTAATAGGTGCGGAAAACTGCTGGAAAACAATTGCCGTTGTACCAATCGTTATTGGAGGCGCAGTCTGTTGTACCCAAGCGGTATTTACGTTAGCTACACCACTCGTGACTAAAAAGAAGTCACCCTCGTCAATCTGGTCAACTCCAGTACCAACGGTATCAAAATCTGTAGCACGAGTCAGTATGTATGGCGTTCCAGCAGAACCAACCTGAGTGACCGTGTAAACACCGTTGTTTGCTCCAGCAACTTCATTTTTTACAAGTATGCGTTCTGCAACAATAGTAAGTGTTGAATCCACAGAAAGAGCGCCATTAGCGGTTGCTGTAAGCGTAGCCCCTACTCCAGATGCACCATTGTTATATGTGTTTGCTGGTAAGGCTGCCGTAGTAGCCAATGCCACTGCTTCGTGGAAGTGAATACCAGACGCAATAGCGTCTGCGTACTGCTTATTAACAATGTCTGTGTTGGAGACTGGGGCAGTAGTAATTGTGCCTGTGGTCAGCGCAATTGAGTTTGCTGTTAGCGCATCAAATGCTTGCTGTACGGTATATGTGTTGGCTGTGTCTTTGTAGACTGAACGCCCTGCTGGGTAAGTAACAAATACATCTTTAGTCCCAGCAGCAAAAGAAACTAATGAGCCACCACTTGATGATGATAAAACTGTAGTTCTTGATAGTGTAGTGCCGGACGAAGTGTATGTACCAATACCAACTTCCCAAGTTCCAGCAGTACTATCAGTTATTGTGTAGTAAGTTTGATTTCCATTACCAATGGCAGAAAACGATTGAAATCCAGCAACAGCCCCAGCAAGCGTAATGGTACCTGTACCAGTAGTGGTAGTCGATTCTCTTACACGATCTAATAAAACTAAGGCCATTACATCCTCTTATCCAGTACTTGTTATGTCAGTCCACGTAATATTCTGCGATGTGTTTATAGTCGTCCACCCATTACCTTGAGGATTATTTATGTTTGTCCATAATGAGTTAGAACTTGTATCTGGTGGCTCCCACAACTTTATTCCAAAAAAACTGTCAGTAAAACCAGCAGCTTCGTTAACGGCAATTAAAAAATCAATTTGACCGTTATATGCATCTTCTATATCTAGTGCGTCTGAAAGCTGGGTTACAAAATTTATCTGAGCGTTAAATGCATCAAACACTCCTAACACTTCAGCTATGTCTTCGTTAAGTACAAGATTGCCTACATACTGATCTATTACATTTACTGATTCATTAACAGACGCAGCAAATACCCCGCCAAGGCTAACCGTAGAAAACGGTACTGTTGCAAATGGTGTAAGTCCAAACATTCATTAAGCCGCTGTAGCTGAGAAAGTATAAGTTACGTTCAAAGTATCACCAGATACTAGTCCTCTATCACCAACCGTAAAATTACCCACTGAAAGCAAAGTTCCTGTAGTGCCAGCTTTTGTGCTGCTAGTAGTTATAAAAGCACCCGCAATAGTTGCGTTAGCATTAATAGTAAAAGTCACAACGTCTGATGTAGCTACAGAAGGGTTAGCAGTGGTAGGGGTAGTAAATACTATCAACGGACGAGTAGCTTGCGAGTAATCTGTGTTCTCTGTCCATGTGGCATGTGCTGACATAGTATTTGCAGCGTTGTATGTAGCTCCAGTATTTACTAAACCCATGTACCATGAAGCCGTGTAGTTTGATGCCAAGAACACTTGCTGGTTTATAAACTGTAAACCGACATTGACTACTAAGTTAGGAAACTCTTCCGCCCACTTTAGGTTACCGTCTTTGTCATAGCATGTAGCCGTGAACACTCCACCAAAACTACTCTTGTTTGCTAACATAATCGTTCCTTAAACAAATCTTAAAAGAGCTGATGACGCTGTATTAACAGGCATGACTACAGTATTACTTGCCGCAGTAAACACCTTATCTGAACCAAAGTCCAATACAGCTACCGACTTATCACTCTTACTGCTGTTATATATCAACGCGCCACGCGCAGTAAATGCGGCACCGGGCCAAGATACATTATTAAAGTCTATATAAACTGTATTTGTATTTACATCTGAGGTAATAGTCACGCCTGTAATTTCAACTCCGCCAGCGTCATAGCCTGTACCTTCTACTTCATTCTCTGTTGTATATGCAGCCGTAGTAGGACCCAACGTAGCAAAACCTGTATACAAAGCCATATATAACGTATCGGCAGATAGGTCTTGTTCGCCTTGCACGATGTCGCTTCTAAAGCTTAACGTCTGACCTTGTACTAATGGCATTATGGATTAACCTTAATCTTAGCCTGACCATCACGGTATGCATCACCACGCTCGAGACCAGTTCCTAAACGATTCAACTGACCAAGCGCATCTTGATACATTTTTTCGTAGTACGTAATGATGTCCTGCTCACCCTTCATAAACAGGTAAGCTTCTCGTAAAGAGCCATATAACAATACTGGGTCATAGTTATCACCAAGCCATGAAGTTTGCGCTGTAGTAATTGACTCTGGGTAGTAGTAATAATTCAATTCCAAACTATAACCACCGCTAGGTGTAGGTCCAATAATAAAACTTAATTCAGTCGTGATAGTCCCGTCAACTACCGTAGGACCATACAGAGCATAGTACTTAGGAAACCCTGTCTCTGATGGGTTTGGATACGCAGCACGAATAAAGTTAACGTCTTTATTAAGTAAGAACTCAAAATAACCCGTAGTCTGATCTAAAGCGGATATAGAAAACACAGATAAGAAATCATTAGGACATGATAAATATCTGTTGTTATTCGTAGTAGTACCTGTGACATTTTTACGAAGAGCAGGAATCTGCACAGAATTATAAATACGATCTTCAGCCTGTTTAACAAACACAGGAATATTAGCAACGAATGTAGATTCGCTGTTTTGTGTGTAGTTAATAATTGCGGCGGTTAATTCCGTATATGTCACAGATGTTCCTTAAGCCATTGGACCGCGTGCCATTACACCTTTAGTAGCTGCGCCTGTACCACGAATCTTCATGCCATCAGTCTTTACATTATCCGCAGCAGGATCGCCAGCGCTTACGCGTGGCGTAGCAGTTTTCCTAGTCATCTGATTAGCAGCTAACTTATTAGGGTCTTCCATTTTCTTCATGACCATAGGGCCTCCAGACATACTGTGTGGTTTAGCATAGACAGCGGCATTACCGACTTCCTTGCCCATTACCTTTTGTGAAAACTTAGCCATTAGCGACTCCGTTGATTATTAGCACGCGCCATGTTACGACCAACTTTTTTCATGTCCATAGAAGTTACGCCACCTTTTTTCATGTGGTGCATTTTCTTCTCGTGCTTTTTAACTTCTTGACCCGCGATCTTTTTGATCATCGGTTTGTCTTTTGCCATATCGTCGTGTTTCATGTCCTACTCCTAAGAAATTGTTACTGTTCCTACTAAGCATTGTACTGATAAGTTATTAGGTGTTAAACCCGCATCGTTAGCACTTGCTCCGCCAACAGGCCACCATCCCCACTGAAACACCCTACTACCACCGCCCGGATCACCAAAGTCAGTATTAGTAGTTAACTGCAATCCTGTATAGCCTGACTGATAGTAGCTTGTATCTGGGCGTGGTTCCCGTACTGCTTGTGGGTCATCAACCGGATACATACCTAATTGTAACTGTGGCTGATCAGGCTCCCAACAGTTTTTACATACTTTAATCTGTACCTGCTTAGTCTTAATCGTGAGCTTCTTTAACTCTTTTAACTTGTAACGAAACCCGCAGCGGTCACACTCTGCAATCGAATTCTTACCGCTTGCAAACCTATTACCCATGATTAGAAGAACATTTCACGAGGAACAAGTCTATCCGCCGCCTTCTCGCGGTCTTCAGTTGACGCCCATTCCCAAGCCTCGTCATACATAGCTTTCAACGCCATAGTACGCGCTGGATCAACTTCTGGTTTCTTTACTGCAATCATGTACGCCAAGCCAGCAACTAAACAATTCAAGAAACGGAATGGAATATCAATCACGTTAGTGCCTGTACCTGCATCGTATATACGTTTCATTCTCCAATAGTAGAAGACATAAAACGGTTGTTCTTCCGTGCCTTGGTCTGGAGCAGGCCACACATTAATCTGTGGATGCTTTGCTGCAGATTCTAAATTTGAACCTATCTTTTGTCCTGACTGTCTATTAATCCAGACTTGGATGGGTCTTCCTTGTGCTTCTTTGTTTGGTATGGTTGAGTAGGTGGATACACTAATCCGAGTAATGTTGAGGTCTGTCTGGTTAGGACCCTGTCCGGAAGAAGTACGGATAACATGCTCCACCAAATCAACGGTGTCATCAGGTAGATCATAAGTAGTCTGCCCCTGTACCATGTTTAT